CTATCGCGACCCTCTACAGCGGCTCTGGCCCAATCGTGTTCTTCAATTGCGGCATTGAAATTCTTAAACTTACTGAGTCTCGGTCGACCCATGTTGAACATCATATTAACCAAGATTTGTTGGACTTCGTCTGGGAGTTCTCCAAATGACCCTTCCCCGTATAAACGTCGACACTCTCCAATGGCAGTTTCAAGATCTCGGTCGAAACATTCCCTGACTCGATCTTCACTAATCTCTGTTCCAACTGGCCTACCATATTCCTCGTCACTGTCGAGGATAAGGTGACCGACGCCAAAGGTGGGATAGCCGAGATGGTCGTTATAGATGACATATTCTACTCCTTCATCAATTTTTAATTGTTCGTATACTGCTTCTCTATTCATTTAATATCCATCCACTCTTTTGTCATTATATAGTCTCTCACGAGACCACTTCTTACGATATCTTCCCATGTGAAGTTGATCACAGAAAAACTCTTTAATTGTTCAAGAATATCAAGAAAACTATTTATACCTTTTTTATCACTATTGTTTTTGAAATCTGACTGATAATAGTCACCACAGAATATAATCTTAGAACAATTACCGACACGAGTTATGACTGAGTCTAATTCGTGAAAGTTAAGATTCTGCATCTCATCAACAATTATGATACTGTGATCGAAGGTAAGCCCTCTAAGGTACGATGTCGACTCGAACGAAATATACTTATTAGCAACTAACTTGTCGTATGCTTTCTCGTCTTCGAATAGTTGCGCTGCGACTGATCGATAAGGTCCTGTGTATGCGTTCAGTTTTTCTTCTATAGTGCCTGGAAGATATCCTACATCTCGTGTAGGAACAACTGATCGAATGATTTTAACTGAACCGAAAGGTGATGTTTTTTCCATGACTTCTTCAAGGGCAAGGTAAAGAGCAAGAAAGGTTTTACCTGTCCCTGCTGTGCCAACCAGAGCCATATGATCACCGCTCGACCACGCCTTAAACACTTCTGTCTGCGCTTGAGTAATGGGATCAATAGTGATTAAGTCATCGATGCGAATATTCATCGACGGTAAAGAGTCTATGCGCATACTAGTCGATTTACCATTACTTTGTTTCAACCTCATATATTTTCCACTTATAGTTTAATTGCTAATAGTAATAAGATAGCAATCAGTAGTGTGTTTGTAAAGAAGATCCCAATTGCTAATATTGTATGGTACCAAATCCATCTTGTCTTATACGCGTTGTCAATTGTTAGTTGTTCGGGATCAACATCATTTTTCACTGTGTACCTACTACTTCCTATATATTGACAGAGTTTGGTCTACGTCTGCCAGCTGATTTTTTAATATTTTTCAAATGATCTTTCCAATCACCTGATGTTTTGTTTACCATATTACCAGTATGGGTAATAAGGGCAGGAGTGCCCATAACTTGTTTCCACTCTCCAGATGATATCATTTCTTCCATCTTTGCAATCGTAACGATCATATCGCTAGTCTCACCTGTTTGAAGATTTTTCATTTCGTACAACGGCATAATATTATTTCCTGTTTGATCAATCTATATAGAGAGAAACGAGCCTCTTGATTGAGGCTCATCCCAGATATGGATCACCCCCTTAAACGAGTTTCTACTTGTGAAATTGCGCAATCTAAAAATGATTGCCGTTTAGCAATTTTGTAAGCAATTTCTTTTTTACCTCTCTTTTCTAGTTTTCGAATATAATGTCCAAGTTCTCGTGAATCTTTTTTTAATCTTTCTATTTGATTGGATTCGACCATAAGCATTTCCTTATCTAAAATTATTCTTGGATCATGATCATTCTTGGATCAACTCTGGGAATACCTCCTTTACCAGGGTTTTAGTCAATCCTTTCACAGGGGACTTTTTGTTTATCATAGATACTAATATCTCAGCATCTTTGGGGTGTACCGCCTCGAGCATGTCAATGAACATGCGTTCGCGACGAATGGGATTAAGTTTGCTACTTTCTTGCAGACCTTTAACGTAATACTTAAAGGTACGATGTTGTCTCAGAAGAGACGAGGGAGGTGTTTCGGGATTGTTTGGTGTGTATGGTGGAGTTCCAGCTGGTAGATTCCACTGAATTTTATTATCAAAAGTACCCCTTAATACATCCAACAGAGGCATTATTTCATTTGATTTTAATACTGCTATTCTATCTTTCTTGGTCTTAGCTTTCTCAACCTGATCAAGAATTTCATACACTTCAAGTTTCTTAGCATGAATTGCCATAATGTTTCACCTTAATTATATATTATGTTCTAACGAGCTAAAGCTATTTTACACAAATATTCCAAATTTGTCAAGCGTTATTTATCCCTGAGTCTAGGCTCTCGCCTATTATAGTGTTGTGTAACAATCGCTAAGTTCTTAGGATCGTTGTTCAAAGGGTCATTATCTTTGTGATGTACATCCATCTCATCAGTAAGATCCTTGCGCCCTCGCAGTTTTCTCCTTGCAGCATTACGTGCTGTTCTACGTTCTACTTGGTCTGGGCGCGAATGATAGTCGGCATATTCTTTTGCGTAGTTTCGTTCTTCTATAAAGACTTTAAATGAAATCATTACCGGACCTGTCTTTTTTTCTCTGCTTCGATCCACTTCTGCGCCTTAGAGTTATCGGGTGGTGATTTCGTAAACTTAACAGCATCACGATAAGCACGAAGAGTTTCAGATTTATAATCTTTTCCGGTAGTATTATCGACAACCAGAAAATTCTTCTTACCAAACATCGCCTGAAACGCGCCTATGTTCGCCTGGACGCTTTTCCAATATTTCTGCACTTCTGCATCGGGAAGTGATCGATCGCGCTGCCTGTTGCGTTCTAGAGCGGTCTCAATGTCTGTATTGACAAGAATCATTGCGACATCGTACCCAATGTCTTTGAGTTTCTTTGCCTGCCCTTTAACCTTCTCAATGTTTTTCCCGGTACCATCGATGACCAAACCTAAACGACCATCTATATATTGTTGTTGGCGTTTCCCTGTCAGTTTCTGAGCACGACCTCTTATCTCTTGACCCTGAACAGAGAATATATTATCAGGATTCATTTCGATTCCAGCCTTTTTCATAGCCGTTTCAAAAGCATCATCAGAGTTAACAATCTTATAACCAAGTGATGTCAACCCTGTTTTACCAGCGATGAACGACTTACCAGAACCAGGTCCGCCCGCTAGGAAGATTGCTTTAAATATGGCGGGGTCATTGACACCCTCGGCAAGATGTTGTTTAAATGATATCATTGTTAGATTATCTAATTGTCTTAATTAATATTATTTATACTTTTAATACTTCGAACAATTACTTTGGTAGGTGTTTAGCGTGAATTTTACAACCAATGAAAGCGTTATAATAATCGTCTTTCAACAACACATCTTTATCAAATTGTTCTTTCGCTTCAAAGTAAGACATCTCGCCTTTCGTGTTGCAAAGTCTCAATATCGTTCTATTATATATGCTATCTGAAATAGATATTTGTTCTTTTAAACGTTCACTACTACCATGGTATGTACGCCAATCGCTCTCTACGAGCGTCTTCTTGCGTCTCTTGCGTGTTTTGGTGACGGGTAAGATCTTACTACGCCAGAAGCCTTTCTTACCAATATATTTCATACCGGTGTCAGCCTCCTCTATCAGATACACAAAACCCACCAAAGAATTTAATTCCTCTTCGGTGGGTTCATAGGGTTGATCGTTGTAATACCAAGTCATAAAAGTATGCTAGGTTACCGATTCCCACCGGGCTTCGATACCACACATTGGGCAATTTGCTGGTTTTTCTTCGTCGTCAGTAACAGTTAACTCGACATAGGTATCACACATCGGGCATTCTAATTCGTATTCGTATTCATCCATTTTTTAACTCCTTATTTTTATGTATATTATTTAGTCATCTCGCGGCGTTAATTCTTTTTGGCCACTTGTTAAACCCGCGTCTAAAACATGGAGATCCAAAGGGTCTCTTTTTCTTAATAATGAAATCTGTGTTTGCATAGAGATACACTTATTTTTAAACAACTTACACCAATAATAATGGGGGTGGGTCCACCCACCCGTTATAATCTGAACTGGTGGATTAACATCTAACACATCTATAACCTCATATGGGTTTTTATATTGGTCTCGTCTAAACACAATAATAAAGTCGGCGAACCAAACGCGGTGATCTGGTACAAATAGGTTTTGTATAGATTTGCTAATACCGAACGAACCTAAACCAAATGTAAGGTTGCGCCTTATTATTTCTCCTACATATCTTTCAAAGAATTTTGCTGTGGGCGGTTTCCACAATTGTGGATTCCAATCTAAACGACAGTCGTTCCTTGCTCGAACAATGTATTTGTATTTTTCAGGTACTTCTTGTAATATATCCCAAAGTTTATAAACTTGTAAAAAGGATTGTGGGAAATCCGATAAAATTTTCTTGTATATTTCTTTTTCTATATTAACAACTGCATAATCATATCGACCTTCAAAACACAATCTTTTGATTATTTTATCATGCACATCTGGGTCTAGTCTTTCTATACCTGTGATTAAAATTAAAACATCGTCCCTGACCCTATTAGGATTTTCTTGTATATCAATCATATTCTTTCCCCCAACCCCAACCACCTTCCATACCCACTACTGAATATTCGGTGACTCGCTTCTCAAAAAAGTTATCGTGTGATGCCCCATTAAGCACCCAATCTAACCACGGAAGAGGGTTGTCTTTTTGTCGAAACTTGGTGCGAAGACCGAGTTGAAGTAAACGTCGATCAGCAATATGTCTTATATATGCTCGCACTTCTTCTTTGGTAAGCCCCTGCACTTCGTTGCCTTTAAACGCAAGATTGATAAACTTATCTTCGAGTGTGACAGCGTTCCTAGCCATTACATAGATCTTTGACTTGAGTTCATCGTTGACAATACGAGGATGTTCTTCGCAGAATGTTCGGAACAGTTTCGCGTTACCTTGCACATGTAAAGTTTCATCACGGATCGACCATTCGACAATCGTACCCATACCCTTCATCTTACCGAAACGTTGGAAATTCAACAACATTACGAATGATGCGAACAAGGACATGCCTTCGTTGAATACCGATTGAGCAAGCGCAAGGGCGAGACCAGACTGAGTTGAACAGTCACCATTCGCCATGAAATCGACCTTATCAGCCATCTCCTTGATTTCCATGAATTTGCCATACTCTTCGTCGGGTAAGCCCAAAGTATCGTTCAGAAGCGCGTAGGCGCGCTGGTGGACTGCTTCTCGACCAGCAAACGACGAAAGCATGTTGCGCACTTCGTTATTCCTAAACTTAGGTATTAACAGTTCGTGATAGTTCTCACCAACCTGTACATCACTCTGTGTGAATAGTCTCAACACCTGAGTGATAAAGTCTTTCTCATTTACAGATAATTTGGTTTTCCAATCCTGCACATCTTCTGACAGTTCCGCTTCGTCTTCGATCCAATGAACCTCTTCATGTTTCTTGGACAATTCAACTGCCCACGGATATTGAAATGGTTTATAAGTTTGAGAAAACTCAAGTAACGACATTAATATTTCCTTTATAATCTTTGATTTCAGTTAATTTCATATAGTAAAACTTTCTCCACAACCACATTCTGCTTTGATGTTGGGGTTGTTAAATTCTAATCCTGCGTTTAATCCGTTTCTGATGTAATCAACTTCGCTACCGTCTATGTAGACCAAGCTCTTTCCGTCAACAAAGATATCTATACCTTTGTCTTGGAAGATATTATCCCACTCTTGTTTTTCATCAACGGGTTCTACAATATACGCATAACCAGAACAACCCGTGGATTTTATGCCAACACGAATACCGATACCTTTACCGCGTTGTTCGATAAAATTGGATATATGTTCAGAGGCGGACTGGGTCAGTGTTATCATGCTTGCCTCTATAGTCCTTTATCGCAGCTTTGATCGCATCTTCTGCAAGGACACTACAGTGGATTTTGACGGGTGGGAGGGCAAGTTCTTCGGCAAGTTGGGTGTTTTTAATTTCTCCAGCTTCCTCAAGACTTCGACCTTTAACCCATTCGGTAAGCAATGAGGAAGAAGCGATAGCACTTCCGCATCCGTAGGTTTTAAATTTAGCATCTTCGATAATTCCATTGTCATTCACCTTGATTTGTAACAACATTACGTCACCACAAGCAGGTGCACCGACCATACCTGTGCCAACTTCAGAAGATTCCTTGTCCAGTCTCCCAACATTACGTGGGTTTTCATAGTGATCCATGACTTTGTCTGAATATGACATCAGTTATCCCTCGCAAGCCCTACATTCTTCGTCTTCTTCTGAATCTACAACAACTCCATTAAAGTGTGCCATCAATTCATCGTAACCACCTATATATGAACCCTCTAAGTATATTTGTGGTAGAGTGTTTACTTTACGACCGGTAACTTCTGCGGCAGTCTTACCTATCTCTTCAAGATCGATCTTGTCGTAAGGTATTCCACGCAGTTTGAGTTCTTCCATTGCCATAGCACAGAACGGGCAGTTCTTTTTACTATACACCAGTGTGCGAGCGTCATCTTGTAATGCTACTCGCTCCACTTTCTCACTCACATTCTCAGCACGATTCTTCGCTTCGGTGCGTAGGTAGTACAGACCTTTCAGACCTTCTTTCCACGCTTTGATATGAACCGCATTAACATATGACTTCTGTGTGCCTGACGGGAAGAACAGATTGACCGACTGACCCTGACAGATATACTTCTGTCGATCTCCAGCATGTTGTACGACCCAGTTCTGGTCGAGTTCTTGTGCTGTCTTAAAGATTGATTTCTCACCTTCTGTCAGGAAAGGTAGATGTTGTACAGAACCTCTATTAGTAATGATCGAGGTCCAAATCGAATCGTTGTTCTGACCTTTCTCTTCAAGTAATGTTGTGAGATATTTATTCTTTACAAGGAATGAACCAGCACGAGTACG